ACCACGAACCTCCTTACCGTAAAGGGGTAGAGTCTCACCTTCTTCTCCTACGATGATACCCATCTGTTGCATGTATCCAGGTTTGTATTGCTTAATTGGTGGTCCTCTGAACTCTGGTGTACGTATAACCTCGCGCGATACGATAGGTCGGGGAGGTGGCGCCATGACTGGAACCTCCACCTGTACCTCAACGATCTGTGGATTGTACCACATGTAACCCACAGTGAGGACGAGTACAACGAGTGCGATCATCAACATTTGAGTCTTTGTCTTCTTCTTCATTTACTATAGTTAAGGAAAATCTTTCACTTGGAGATATGAAGGTACTATCAATTGATATTGGATATCATAATATGGGATTGGTATTAGCAGAGTCTTTACCTGGACCAAATATCACAGTGGAATATATAAAGAAAGTGAGTCTCGGAGACTACAAATATATACGATCAAACAATTTTGTAGACTTGATTCCTTTATTTGTAGAAGACCATCAAGAAATTTTTGATTCAGCTGATAAAATACTTATAGAAGCACAGCCACCGGGTGGTTTCACTAATATTGAAATCCTATTACATTACATGTTCAAAGAGAAGGTTTCTTTAATTTCACCTGTGAGCATGCACGCACATTTCGGAATGAGACATCTTGATTATGACCAAAGAAAAGAGAGAACTGTATCCATATCTGAAAAATATATCGATGGAGATATTCCATATGAAAGAAAACATGACATTGCTGATGCTCTATGTATGATTGTGTACCATAACTTTAGAAATTGTGTACATTTTTTCGATAAGTTTAGGTACTCATAGGTTTACCTTTAATTAATTTATCGAAATCCTTTACAAACGTATCAAAATATCCCAAACGATATTGCACAAATGCCCAAAGTGCGAAAAATGTGGTTTTTGTCAGTTTATTCAGTTCATTTTCTTCCATTTTATAAATAGGTCCCACAACTTTTCCCATGAATGTCTTTTCCTTATCACGCCCCGTGACATACATCTCAGCCTGAGTCAAGGCACATGTATCATCATTTACTGACCAGTGATAAAAGATAAATGGAATGATCATCGAGTAAAATTCCAGGTTTCTTCTATTGTTCATGAAAGGTACCACGAGGATCCACAAAAGAAAAATAAGATGAATGATGAATATTATATTCATTTACTATATATAATGGTAAAAGAAAAAATTATATGGAACGACCAGCATGAAATTATATTAAGACAGTGGGGTGAGACCTGTGCGTGCTACAGGTTTATGCACCATCGTGCGTTCTTACTCTATAAAGATTTGAGTATGAAGTTCACTTTACCTGTGATTGTTCTTTCAACTATTACAGGGACTGCAAATTTTGCACAATCGACTTTACCTCTCAGTATTCAGCCAGCCGCGCCATCTGTTATAGGTGGTTTAAACTTGATAGCGGGTCTCATCGCCACAATTTCAAATTTCCTAAAGATTAACGAATTGATGGAAAATCATAGAACTGCCGCGTTATCACATGGTCTCTTATCTAGAAATATTCGTTTAATGTTAGCTATACCACGAGATGAGCGTAAAATTCATGGTCTGAAGTTTGTAGAAGAATGTAAAACTGAATATGATAGACTACTTGAACAATCTCCACCAATTCCTAAAAAAATTATGACAAACTTTGATCAAGAATACCCTCTAGATAATGTATTTACAAAACCAGAGATTCTTAATGTGCGTTCAATCCCACTTTTGAAAGTTCCTAAAACGATTGAACCTATAGAAGCTATAACTAAAAATACACCACTCGAGCGCGTGGGTAAGTTCCTTTCCAAATTAAAATCAGAAGAAATCATTGAAGAGGAAGAGGAAGAGGGAGAGGGAGAAGACTCAGACGTCGAGCAAGGTACACCAAAAGAATGAACATAGTCAAGTTGGTTAGAATTCCACACACAACGTATGGTACAATTTTCCTTTTTAAAGGTTCTACGATACGTTTATGGAGTGCGTCGTTCTCGAGTACTAAATCTATCGCCTGATTAGTAAGATCATCAATGGACTCTTTCATTAAAGTAATTGAACAAAAAAAAGATCCAATTGTGACGACAATTCACACGAAACAAATAGAACTTATTAAACGTTATATACGGGAGGGGAAGAATGTATTTATATGTGGTAGCACCGGTGTTGGAAAATCATATGTACTGCGCGCTGTCCTTCAAGGCCTGAATCATGTTGAGTTACAGAGTGAACATATGAAAAGTAAGTCATTGTTTTTACCATTCATACGACCCTCGGTGAAACACGTGTTCATTGATGATTATGAACCTGTATTTAAACCGGTCATAGAGAAAGTTGCGGATGGTGACCGTATTTCTCGTGGATCTCTCCTGGTGACAACCACGAATATGTGTATGTATCCAAACTTTGAAACTGTGTTTATCCCTAGACATAAACCAGACGTTCTAATGACATTGACTGATGATCATGGTCCTCGTGTAGAAAGTGCAGCCATGAGATCAATTGGAAATATTCGTACATTTTTTACATATCTAGAAGGGTATGATGAAATAGATGACTTCAAAAGTCCGAAAGAGTTTATCGCAGAAGTTTTATCAGATCCTAACCCAATTGAGATACGTGATAGTGTCTCTGAACATGGTCACATGTGGGATGTATTCCAAGAAAATTACCTAAACTCCAAAGATGTGGATATTATTAAAGTATCTGGGTCGTTTTCGGATGCTGATATGTATGATAATCGTATGTACGCCCATGGTGAATGGAACCTCATGCCGTACTTTGTTCTTCATGCCCTAACTATTCCTAAGAGCGCTCTAGGTGAACCACTCGAGAGAGACAAAATTAGGCCCGGAAGTTGCTGGACAAAGTTTGGAAATTATAAGATGCGAAAACAAAAATTTGAAGAAATTAAGAAGAAATCGAGAATGGGTCTCGGTATAGAGGAACTTGGTCTATTAAAGAAATACGCAGAAAATGGAGACTTAGACCCATTGCTTGAATATAAAATCACACCCCAGGATTTCGACGTCATTAATCATCTCGCAGTTGGAAATGGCTTAAAATCGAGAGATGTAACAAGAGTAAAGAAAGCATTGAAACATGCCTACGAACGAAGAAGAACCTGAACCCGTCGAAGAATGTGTAAAGGTCATCGGCAATGAACTCCTATTCTATGGTGATGTTGATCGTGAAAATGCACTCTTGTTTGTCGAAAAGTTTAAAAAACTGGAGATTGATCTTCTGAAAAAGAAAGCTGAACTATTTGGATATGAACCACAGATTCGTGTACATATCATGAGCGAAGGTGGTTGTATCTTTGCAGGTATGAGTATGATGAATGTTCTCGAAACTTCACGGGTGAAAGTTATCACCGTCGCCCAAGGGTCTTGTTGTAGTGCTGCTACGTTTGTGTTACTCGGTGGTGCTGAGAGACGTATGGGGAAAAATGCATATATTCTCATCCATCAGATTTCTACCGAAATGTGGGGTAATTTTCAGGAACTCAAACACGAACTGAAATCGACGGATAAGTTTATGAAGAAATTAAAAGAAATGTATCTCGAAAAGACTAAAATCCCTGAGAAGGTTCTAAAAAAATTGATGAAAAAAGATATTTATCTTTCGGGTGAAAAGTGTCTCAAGTATAAGATTGTTGACGCTGTTGACTAATCGTCACAGAGCGCTTATACATCGCCAATATACATATGACAATAAACACCAGACAAAATGTATTTACAGTCAAGGGGACTGGTGATCCCTCTGGAGGTCTAAGTCGTTCCATTCTACCATAATTTACAACTGGAAGTAGAGACATCTATTTAAAGTTGAGAAATTAAATAAACCTAGTATGGAACGCCTTATAAAAAAGGATAAAAATGGGAGTGCTCGTTTTCCCGTTGGTGTGGTAGTTAGAGATTACGAATAATAATAGGGTATAGTAATGAACAAGATTGCGATCGATATCGATGAAGTTCTTGTCCCGTTTCTCAGTCCTATGTCGAGGTATCACAAACAGAAATCTGGTATACAGAAAACCGATAAACCAAAGTACAGTTACGTCTATCGGGATATTTTTAATGTCACAGAAGAAGAATCTCAAAAAATGGTTCAAGAATTTTACAAGTCTGGCCACTTCCAAGCTCTTAAACCGATAAGGGGGTCCCAAAAAGCTATGCAGATAATCCGTCGCAACGTAGAAAAGATGTACATTGTCACGGGTCGCCAGGATGTTGTGAGGAAAGATACAGAGTTATGGATCGATTATTTCTTCCCAGGTATTTTCGATGATGTTATTCTCACGAATAGTTATACGCCGAATGAAGTTAAGAAAGTTGATATTTGCCGAGCCCTAAACATAGGTATCATCATAGATGATAATAAATCCATATGTGATGAGTGTATAGAATCTGGTATGACCGCTGTAAATTTCATAGGTTCCCACAAAGAGGATATGTACCCATGGTGTGAAGAGAGTGAAATCAGTTTAAAAGGGTGGTACCTATAAAATAGGTCTTAATATACCATCCTTCGGTTTAATAAAAATAACCTCATCACATTCACCACCCTTCATCACCATCTCCACCTCCCCACACATAGTTCCGGGTAGCTTGTAACGATCACACGCAACCCGGGTTCTATCTGTTATGTCCATATTTTGACTGTACCCAATAAAGGTCGTGTCAACTACACCATCCGCATCCTTAGCCTCGACCGTCGCCTTCCATGAATAGTTTCCAAACTCCCACATTTTCGTGTCATCGACGGGGGGTGGAGGGGCATCGAGAAGGGATGACCTATTCGGTCTCTTCTTTCGCGCGTTTGGGACAAGGGGCGCAAACAAAAACTTAACAAGAGTGGCCATTACTAGTGTTATGTTTTGGGTTTTTAAGTTTCTAAAAAAGTTATCACTTTCGGTACTACTACACTTCAACTTATAAATATTTTTTAAAACAACTCTATAAGAACTTTCCATCTATGAATAAATAAAAGTTGAAGAGGGGTAGTCCCGAGATTGACAAACTTTTTATTGATTTTCTTCCTCTCTTTTTTTCTGTCTGTAATTCTTAGCATATTCTTTAATTTTTTCTGCATTTTTCTGTTGGTACTTCAGGGTTGCCTTCTGTCTTGGTGTCAATTCAGATGGATCTTTATATCTAATTGATGGCTTGGGTTTCTTTACGATGGACGCCAGTTTATATATATACCCCTCTGGTGGGGCGGGCAGAGTCACCTCTTCCATTTACATATACTGAGACTTTTTTCTTTATCCCAAAAAGTTTGTCACTTTCGGTACTATTAGGGTTCAACTTACTATTATAAAAAATATAAACAATATGTTCAAGAAGAAGAATATTCTATATAATAAATGAAAGTTGAGAAGGGGTAGTCCCGAGAATAGTTACCTTTTATTTCTGTTTTTCGTGATAATCTTTTCTCTTTTTCTCATTTAATTTTTGTCTATTCTTTTCACGATACCTGAGGGTTGCCAGTTGTCTTGAAGTTAATTCCGATGGGTCTTTACCTCTTACAGTGTTTACATCATCCCTGATGAGTGCATATTTAAACCCTTCTGGTGGGGCGGGTAGAGTGACCTCTTCCATCTTACATATACTATGATTTTTTCTTTATCCTAAAAAGTAACACTTTAGGAGACTACTACCTTTCAACTTATTATTATTTTTGAGAAAAAGTATATAGTATACTTAAACTTTCCATCTATGAATAAATAAAAGTTAGGATGGGGTAGTCCCGAGAATAGTTACTTTTTTGAAAATACCCAGGACAATCACCTTCGGGTGACGATTATTTTCTCGGGTATAGATAGATGAGTCACCGACCAACAATTTTCTACATCTTGGAAAATAAAACCTTAGGAACTTGGTGGGTCGGTAAGATGGAATCAACTTTAGACGGGTATGGTATGTGTCCTTACCGGTCTATAACTCAAGATGAACTAAATAATAAACTCGTCGATAAGTACCATTACCCAAACGCGTATCTAACTCTTGTTACCCTAAACAAACGGTGGAACGCATGTTACGGAGTAGAAAGATGGCTCTCCAAACTCGAGTACAAAATCAACAAAGAACTTGAAGAACTTCTCAAGGCTGGATGGGACGGCGAAAATGAAACATCCACACTGAGTGTCCTACACGTCCTCGAACACGACCAACCCATCGATAAGATATTTAAAAAACTCGTAACGAGTCGTGAAGGTCTCAATCGGTGTCTGAACAAGGTAAAAGACCCAGATTTTTTGAAAGTGATAAGTAGGAAGAAGGTTCTCATGGATATGAAGAAGAAACAGAAACTCCCAAAACCCTCGACGCTTCAGAAATATAATATTAAAGACCATGAAATAGAAGAGTGTATGGGTCCTAAAGGGATTATCTATAAAATTGATTGTGAAGTTTCAGGGAAGTCGTACATAGGTAAAACGATTCAACCTCTAAAAAAACGAATCCGACAACACCAGGATTGTAATAGTTATTGCCGCGCCTTGTCCCAAGCCATTAAAGACCATGGATGG